GGCCCCGTCGAGGTTGGCCCCGGCGAGGTTGGCCCGGGCGAGGTAGGCCCGGGCGGCGGTAGCTTTTTCCAAAGCGTGACGGGTGACTAGTCCGGCCGGGGTGTCGTCGGGCAAGTCGCATTCAAAAAGAACGGATTCGGTAAAGCGGTGTTTGATTTGGTGTTTCATGATTTAGACTTTCATTGGGTTAGGGGTTAGGGGTTCGGCGGTTACAGGTCGAGCAGGTCAGAGACTAGCGGGACCAACACGACACCAGCAAGGGCGATTAAAAGGGCGGTTATCAATCGAACCCCTTTGTTAAGCAAATTTGATGCACGCCATTTTGAAACACGGTATGGCGTTCGTACTTAATCGAACCATCGGCGCTTAAAAAGTCCCGTTCGTCAACCTCTACGATGTCCGGGCCTTCGTCTAAATCATAGTCAACGATGAAAAAACGAACGGGCAAATGTTCCCACGCCTTTTCCAGTTCTTCGGCCAGTGCGTCCCGCGCCTTTTCCAGTTCTTCGGCCAGTGCGTCCCGCTCGGCTTCGAGTTGCGCAATTTGGGCCAGTAGTTCAGCGGCCCGGGTGTCGCCCGCCATATAGGCGGCGCGTTCTTGTTCTTCGGTGGTCAGTTGTTGCGTGTTCATGGTTTATTGCTCCGTCTTGAGGGCGAAAGTGCCCACGGTGTTGCCGTTGATGTCGTGGCAGTTGCGGAAAGTGTCGAAGGTGTCGCCGGACTCGATACGGTCAGCAATTGCGCGAAGAATGCGGGCCAGTTCAGGGGCTGCGCTTTCCGGTGTCGGGGTGTCGTCTTCGCAGAATGCGGCGTTCGCGCAGTCAATGGACAATTTGAAAGTGTGTTTCATGGTGTCAATTCCTCAATAGTCCTGCAACAGTTCGCGCACTTGGCGCAGTGTGTCGGGTGAAAAGTGTTTGCGCAGTGCCACGGCAATCTCCAGACACGCCTTGTAGGTGTTCATGGCTTTTATCGAATCGTCCGAATAGCCATAGTTTGCGCACCAGTCGTGAAAGTTTTCATCTGCTGCGTTTGAGTCCATGACCAGCGAGTGCAGCACGTCCGCGACTTTGGGGGCTTTGGGTTTGTCGTCATAGTGCTTTTTCTTCATAGCGTCCCATTTGCGCCCATATCCGAAATATGTCCGGGTGCGAAGCCCCAAACCGGTGAAATAGTCGAAGGAGTGGAGACCGGCTTTACTCGAAAGAGTCACGCGCCATTGGTCAACGGTGGTTTTTTGCGAGTCGTCCCATTTGCTGGGAACTTCGGTCACGTATTCGATTTTTACGGGCAGTGCTTCGAGTGCGTCGATTGTGTCAAGGGTTGCGGTTGTCATGGCTTCAAGTCCTTACAGGTTACGGGTTACAGGGAGAAAAGAAACACGGTTACAAGGTACAGGGCACCCAGTGCGAAGGCTGCACCCGCCCAAATCATCAGCGGGGAAGGTTCCTCAGTCTTCAGGGGTTCGGGGTGCAAATCGAGATAGTGCAGGGCGTGGCGGTTCATAGTGTCCCCCTTATTCAAAGTCAGCGTCAACGGTGACACCAGCGGCGCGAAGGGCGGCGATTACTTTGGGGGACAGGCACGAAACCCCGTCATAGTCCACCAATTCGAGTGTGTCGCCTTCGGCACGGGCGAACCACAGGCCACCCCCTTCGCTTCCGTCCTTGCGCTCGAAGTAGCCATACCGGGCGGCGGGATCAATCTCGACAATGCCCACGTCTGGGGCAGTGCCGTAGGGGTGCAATTTGATTGTGAAGTTGTAGGCAGTCATGGTATCGGTTCCTTTACGGTTACGGGTTACAGGGTGCCGCAATTGTGCGGTGTTGAAATTCTAACACACTAAAAACCCACTGGGTCGACAACTATTTTTAACCCGTCCGGTCTGCTACCAGGGAGAAGGGGTGCCGTAAGAAAACAGTAAGGTTTTTGCTACCAGGGAGAAAAGTGGACACCGTGCCCCACTGGGTTCACTTTGGGCGTTCCTTTTATCAGTGGTGACAAAGTGCCCTTTTATCGCTGGGGGTAGATTCTGGAGATTCTGAAATTCTAGTGCTTTTAAAAAGTACTCTGATTTTTGCCTTGCCTGCGCGAAAGGTGAAAGTGTCGCCATCGAACAAAAAAAGGGTTTCCCGGACCCACTGGGTGCCCACTTTCCCCGGATTCTGGGGAATTTCCCCGGTTTCTCGATTGAACCCCGGACCCAGTGGGTGCGCGGGTGCTGGGGTGTCTGTGCTGGGTGCGCGGTTGCAATGGTGCCCGGGAGTCGCTGGGGCGAGGGGAGGGGGTAGGGCCAGCGGGTTCGATGGTCCGGCTACGTAGGCATCACAAAAACCGTGAAAATTTTTTAGAAAATCAGAAACCCAATGGGTTCATGTAATCCACAACCCCCAACATTGCGGAAGAATCCGTTATGCCTTACACTGAGGACACTATGAAACAAGAGAACACCTCGTTCGTAGGCACGGCTGTCGCCAGTGAAAACCAACTGCCAAACTGGCTGACCGTGCCTGACCCAGAACCCCTCAGAACCTCAAAGGCTGCAAGGGCGTTGCTGCATGTCGAATATGAGCAAATCTTCGAGCGCATCGTGGAGGACATCTACCGGGGCCGGTCCCTTCAATCGCTGATTGAGGATGACCACCGGGCCATCTCGTATGAGGACTTCCTGCGCTGGGTCAAGCGTGAACCCACCCGCCATGAGCGGTTCAAGGAAGCGCAGGAGATGCGTACCGAGTTCTTGGCCGGGGAGATTCTTGAGATTGCCGATGGGGTCGAGTCCATCGACGCCAACTCGAACGACACGGTGAACCGGGACAAGTTGCGCATCGACACGCGCAAGTGGCTCATGGGTGCACACAACCGCAAACGCTACGGCGAGACAAAACAAATTGAACTGGGTGGCACCATCTCTATCACCGAGGCGCTGGCGCAGGCCCAAGCCCGGGTGATCGAGGGTGAGGTGATTGATGTAACCCCTCGACTGGAGAACCGTGATGAGTGATGGTGGCAAAGGCTTTGTGCCTAGACCGATCCCCGACCCCCAGAAGTTCCGCGACAACTGGGACGCGATCTTTGGAAAGAAGCAGTGATGCAGAAACCCCGGTACAGCCCAGAAGACGAGCAAACGCTCATGGCCCAGCTTTGGAGTCCTGCTCTCAAGGACGACCCCGAGGCGTTTGTGCTCTTTGTGTTCCCTTGGGGGCAGAAGAACACACCACTCGAACACTTCAAAGCCCCTCGTGCGTGGCAGCGTAGAGCACTGCGCAGGATACGGGACTTCATCAAGGAGAACCGGGGCAAGCTGAGTAACGACCAGTTGATCGACGCGCTGCGCAGGGCTGTCAGTTCTGGCCGGGGGGTGGGCAAGTCAGCCCTCGTGTCATGGCTGATCCTGTGGATGCTGTCCACTCGCATCGGCTCCAGCGTGATCGTGTCGGCCAACAGCGAGAACCAGTTGCGCAAAGTGACGTGGGGTGAGTTGACCAAGTGGGTCACGATGGCGCTCAACGCGCACTGGTGGGAACCCACGGCTACGAGCCTGAACCCGGCCAACTGGTTGACTGAACTGGTCGAGCGTGACCTGCGTAAAGGCACCCGGTACTGGGGAGCCGAGGGCAAGCTGTGGAGCGAGGAGAACCCTGACGCCTATGCCGGTGTGCACAACATGGACGGCATGATGGTGATCTTTGATGAGGCGTCAGGTATCCCGGACAGCATCTGGTCCGTGGCTGCGGGCTTCTTCACCGAGAACATCTTGGACCGGTACTGGTTCGCGTTCTCCAACGGACGGCGCAACACTGGGTACTTCTATGAGGCCGTGGACGGCAGCAAGCGAGAGTTCTGGGAGAGCGAGAAGATCGACGCCCGCACAGTCGAGGGCACCGACAAGACCATCTACCAGCAGATCATCAACGAGTACGGCGAGGACTCGGACGAGGCCCGTGTCGAGGTCTATGGTGACTTCCCCAAGTCGGGCCAAGACCAGTTCATCGCACCACACCTTGTCGATGACGCCATGAAGCGGCAACTGCACAAGGACATGACCGCGCCCATCATCGTGGGTGTGGACCCGGCCCGGGGCGGCATGGACAGCACCGTGATCGCCGTGCGCCAAGGGCGAGACATCGTGGCGATCAAGCGGTTCCGTGGTGACGACACCATGACCACCGTGGGCCACGTCATCGACGCCATCGAGGAGTACCGGCCAGCACTGACCGTGATCGACGAGGGTGGCCTCGGGTACGGCATCCTTGACAGATTGACCGAGCAGAAGTACAAAGTGCGCGGGGTCAACTTCGGCTGGAAAGCCAAGAATCCGACCATGTGGGGCAACAAGCGGGCTGAGATTTGGGGTGCAATGCGCGACTGGCTCAAGACCGCCAGCATCCCCCAAGACAGACTGCTCAAGAGCGATCTGGTCGGCCCGATGAAGAAACCCAACTCGGCTGGCACCATCTTTTTGGAAGGCAAGAAGGAAATGAAAGCCCGTGGACAAGCGTCCCCCGATGCGGCTGACGCCATCGCCGTGACCTTCGCTTACCCTGTGGCACATCGGGAGTACAATGACCGCACAATCACCCGGCGCAACGCTCAAAACGGTGCTGCCACAACTTCATGGATGGGTTCGTAAATGCCACTCGTCAAATCCCCCTCAAAAGAGGCATTTCGCAAGAATGTGAAGGCCGAAGTATCTGCGGGTAAACCCGTAAAGCAAGCAGTTGCGATTGCCTACTCGGTCAAGCGCGAAGCTGCCAAAAAACCCACAATGAAGTCCAAAAAATGACCATTCAAGCCCTGCAAGACTGCCTGATCGTGCGACCAGACATGGAAAAACACGAACTTTTCATCCTGCTGAAGCAGAAACAAACAGGCACAGGTGTGGTAATCTCCGTTGGCCCCAACGCCAAAGACGTAAAAGTCGGCGACAAAGTGCTATTTGGTGATTCCATTGGTCAGGACTTAAAATGGGAAGGTGACAACCTTCTGGTCATGAGGGAATCACACACCCTCGGAGTATTTGACGCATGAAAGACACCACCGGAATCGTAGCCGCAGCGAATGTGGCAAAAAACGGACCGAACCCGTCAAAAGGTGGTTCCGAGGATATTCTGACCGTTGCCCGTTCACGCATGAAGATGGCGATGGCGGCGTTTTCCCAGACTCGGGAAGACGAACTCGACGATCTGCGGTTTTACGCAGGCTCCCCAGACAACCAGTGGCAGTGGCCTGCTGATGTGCTCCAGACTCGTGGTGCCGTGCAGGGTCAAACGATCAACGCCCGCCCATGTCTCACCATCAACAAGCTGCCGCAGCACGTTCACCAAGTGACGAACGAGCAGCGCATGAACCGTCCCGGCATCAAAGTGATTCCGGCTGACGACAAGGCCGATGTTGACGTGGCAGACGTGTTCAACGGCGTGATTCGCCACATTGAGTACATCTCCGATGCTGACGTGGCCTACGACACCGCCTGCGAAAACCAAGTGTCCTACGGTGAAGGCTACATCCGTCTGCTGACCGAGTACTGCGACGAGAAGACATTCGATCAGGACATCAAGATCGGGCGCATTCGCAACAGTTTCAGCGTCTACATGGACCCCATGATCCAAGACCCCACGGGCGCAGACGCCCGTTGGTGCTTCGTCACGGAAGACCTGACCAAAGCTGAGTACGAGCGTCTGTACCCCGATGCAGCGCCGATCAGCACATTGATGAGCCTTGGTGTGGGCGATCAGTCTATTGCTCAGTGGATCGGTGAGAACACTGTCCGCATCGCCGAGTACTTCTACATCGAGTACGAGAAGCAGACGCTCAATCTGTACCCCGGCAACCAGACTGCATTCACGGGCACCCCCGAGGACAAGACTCTGCGCATGATGTTTGGCAAGCCGATCCGCACCCGTGAAGCTGACCGTAAAAAGGTCAAGTGGTGCAAGATCAACGGCTACGACATCCTCGAAGAACGCGAGTGGGCCGGTGCCTACATTCCTGTGGTGCGCGTGGTCGGTAACGAGTTTGAGGTTGACGGCCAGATGTACGTGTCGGGCTTGGTGCGCAACGCCAAGGATGCCCAGCGCATGTACAACTACTGGGTGTCGCAGGAAGCTGAGATGCTGGCGCTGGCCCCCAAAGCCCCGTTCATCGGGTACGGTGGTCAGTTTGAAGGTTACGAGCAGCAGTGGAAGACTGCCAACACGAACAACTGGCCCTATCTGGAGGTCAATCCGGACGTTACAGACGGCCAAGGCGCTGTGTTGCCACTACCCCAGCGGGCACAGCCTCCAATGGCCTCCAGCGGCCTGCTGCAAGCCAAGGCGGGTGCTGCTGAAGACATCAAGTCGGCCACCGGCCAGTACAACGCCTCGCTGGGCATGACCAGCAACGAGCGTTCTGGCAAAGCCATCTTGGCCCGCCAGCGCGAAGGCGACATCGGCACTTACCATTACGTCGACAACTTGGCCCGTGCGATCCGTCACATTGGCCGTCAACTCGTGGACCTGATCCCCAAGATTTACGACACCGAGCGTATTGCCCGCATCATTGGTGAAGATGGTGAACCATCGACCGTCAAGATGAACCCGATGCAGGAAGAACCTGTCAAGCGGATCGTGGACCAAGAGGGTGTGTTGATCGAGAAAATCTACAACCCGTCTGTCGGCAAGTACGATGTGCGCGTGATCACCGGCCCCGGCTATGCCACCAAGCGTCAAGAGGCTTTGGAGAGCATGGCCCAGTTGCTGCAAGGCAATCCACAATTGTGGCAAGTCGCTGGCGACCTGTTTGTCAAGAACATGGACTGGCCCGGTGCTCAAGACCTTGCCAAGCGGTTCAAGAAGACCATCGACCCCAAAGTGCTGGCCGACGAAGACGATCCAGCTTTGGCCGCTGCCAACCAGCAGATGGAGGCAATGGCCGCTGAGATGGAAAACATGTTCCAGATGTTGCAAAACGTCAACCAGAGCATGGAAGCCCGCGAGATGCAGATCAAACAGTTCGAGGCTGACATCAAGGCGTATCAGGCCGAAACACAGCGAATTAGCACCGTGCAAGCCGGTATGTCGCCCGAACAGATTCAGGACATCGTGATGGGCACCATTGCCGCAGCGATGGACACTGGCGATCTGGTCGGCGGTGCCCCGCAAATGCCTGAAATGCCAATGCAACAGCCCCAAACGGCCCCCGATCAGGGTCAAATGCCACCCGAAGGGATGATGTAATGAGTTGCGCTGATTTCATGGGTGAGTTGTTTTTGGCACGGGATGTGGCCCATTCCGTCCACCTCAACACCCGTTCATACTCGAAGCACAAGGCGTTGGGACACTTCTATGAAGACGTGCTGGACGCCGCCGACAAGTTTGCCGAGGCGTACCGAGGCCGTCATGGTCTAATTGGTCCCATCTCGCTCAAATCAGCCCGCAAGGACGGTGCAATTTTGCCGTTTTTGGAAGACTCGCTGGCGTACATCGAGGAAAACCGGTACAAGGTCTGTGGCAAGACCGACACGACATTGCAGAACATCATTGACGAGATCATTGCTGTTTACCTGTCGGCTATTTACAAGTTAAAATTTCTGGCATAAGGAGCCATCATGGAACTTCTCAACCCCCTCGCCAAAGCCAATTTTCCGGCTCAAACTGCCGCATTTACGGGCACAGCGGCCAACACATCCGGTTGGCCCGCTGGTCCTGAAGGCGTCATGGTCTGGTCCACAGAACCCTGCTACGTTGAAGTGGGCGAAGGTGCTGTGGCAACGACTGCCAGCACACCAATTCCCGCATTCACACCCATCCCGTTCAAAGTGCCCACGGGCACCAGCGGTCTGTGGCGAGTGAGCGCCATCCAGATTTCATCTGGTGGCACGGTGTACTGCAAGCCGATGAACACAAAATGAGCTTCCTTGCTGTTCGCAACGCTGTTGGCATTGGGCTGGGTGGCATTATTTCGCTGTTCGGTGGTCGCGGCAGCGAACAGGCACAAAGCAACCTTCTTACCGAATCAGGCGACAACCTCGTGCAAGAGGACGGCGGCTTGATCCTCTTGGAGTAACACATGCCCGCTGTATCACTCTCAATCTTTGGCGGCGTTGGTGCTCAGTTTTTTGACAACAACGGCAATCCGCTATCCGGTGGCAAAATCTACACTTACGAGGCTGGCACAACAACACCGTTGGCTACGTACACGTCAAGCACCGGCAACACAGCACACGCCAACCCTATTGTGCTGGATGCTGCTGGTCGTGTGCCATCTGGTGGTGAAATTTGGAACGCGCTGCGGCTGTACAAATTTGTCTTGAAGACCAGTGCGGAAGTCACAATTGCCACCTACGACAATGTGGGCAGTAGTTTTAACGCTGTTGCGATTATTGCCAATTTCACAGGTAACGGCAGCACCGTTGCGTTTACATTACCGAGTGCACCCGCAGGTGAAAACGCGACCAACGTGTTCATCAACGGCGTGTACCAACAAAAGAACACGTATAGCATTGCTGGCGCGGTTCTTACATTCTCACAAGCGCCTCCGTTTACTTCGTCAATTGAAGTCAACTACGTTTAAGGACTCTATATGGCACTGACCAAAGTTTCTTACTCCATGATTACTGGAGACATGGTAAACGTCTTAGATTACGGTGCTGTGGGTGACGGCGTTGCTGACGATACGGTTGCACTTCAAGCGGCTATTGATTCTGCTGCTGCGGCAGGTAAAACTTTGTGGTGGCCGATTGGCACGTATAAGATTACTGCAACGTTGAACATCAAAAACAAAAAAATAAGTTGGATTGGTGAAAATTACTACACGAATTCTGCTGAAATTGTTGGCAACTTTGATGGGTTTTTGGTCGATGGTGCCGGTGTTGCGCCTTCTACATATTACGGCCCGTATGAAATTGCAAACTTGAAATTCGTAAACACCAACAATGGCACGGCTTTGGGCTCTGCTGGCGGTTTGGATTTAAGAATCACAGGTACTTGTAAAGTAGAAAATTGCGCCATCATTACCCAAGGTATTGGTGTTTACGTAGGCGAAACAATTTCCGCCACATTCAATGACACCTATGTGCAAGGCGACAGTGGAACCAACCCAAACCACTCGTACAGCCGTGGCTATTACGGCGGTGGACGCAACTGCCGCATTAACGGTGGTCGCGTTTACGGCTGCTATGTTGCAATCAACGTATCGAATGACAGTTGGGTTGTCAGCCAATGCAACATGGAGTTCAACGACATCGTTCTTGTAACAACGGCAGTGGCGTCTGTGCTTGTTGTCGGTTGCCACATTGAAACTTCCAACATGGTTTGGACGAATGCGGTAAATTTGCCGACCACCGGCACTGCACCTTGGGCTGATACCGCCGGTGGTGGTATTGGTTGGACAGGAGCCGTCACATTTGAAAACTGTATATTTTTCATCCCCGGATTTTCTGCCAACAACGGCATCCGTGCCCCGGCTTTCGTATGCAAATCACAATCTGGTTTTATTGGCGCTCTTACCATCTCGGGATGCGCTTTTGCAATCAGTGAAAACTTAGCAACCATCAGCAACAGTTTTAACTACACCGACCCGACAACAATGATTTCCGGATTGCGTGTTGCAATCATCAACAGCACTGGTTTTGTTGATCCAAGCGTGATTCCGCAAGACGCATTTAGCCAGTACATCAACACTTACAACGGCCTGTATCTTGGATTTAGCAAGATTGGATTTAATGATGTAAGCACTAGAGTTGAGACCGTTTTAAACGGTATTAGACTTAGCGGGTATACGACCAATGATCTGTATTCAGCATTTTACGACCGCAGCGTAATAAACAACGGGTCTGATTTCAGCCCCAGTGTAAACAACGTACACAGTCTCGGCAACAGCACCAATCGCTGGACTGAAGTCTTTGCTGTCAACGGCACAATCAACACTTCAGATGAAAACGCCAAGACTGAAGTTATTGCCACTCCTCTTGGTTTGAACTTCATCAACTTACTGCAACCCAAGCAGTACAAGATGAAGGAATCAGGGCGCTGGACAGATGGTGAATTGATTGACATGGTTGATGAAAACGGCAACATCGTCATTGATCGTGATGGTAAGACGACCAAGGTTGTCAAACCCGGTTCCCAGCAGCCCATTCCCGGCCAACGCCCACATCAGGGCTTGATTGCCCAAGAAGTCAAAGCTGTACTCGATCAGCTTGGCATCGACAGCGCAATGTGGATCAATGGTGAAGATGGAGTGCAGGGTCTTCGATATGAAGAATTGATTGCACCTCTGATTAAGGCTGTGCAAGAACTTTCCGCACGTATTCAAACTTTGGAGAATAGATAATGGCTGACCAAAAAATCTCGCAACTCACGGGTGCTACAACCCCTCTCGACGGCACTGAGGTTTTGCCAATTGTGCAAAGTGGCGCGACCAAAAAAGTGACAAACAATGATTTGCGCCCTATGCAAATTCAATCTAATGCCACATCTGGAGTTTTGCAAGTTGCTGGCCCATCGGCAGATTCGACACGGGTAATGACAACACCGGACGCCAACTTTACAGCCGCTAGAACTGATGCGGCACAAACTTTTGCAGGAGTGCAAACATTTAGCGGTTCGATTACCGGACCGGCTTCAGTCACGCTTAATGATCCCGGATGGAAATTTGAAGGTGGTGACATTTTTGGATATATCAGTTCTGGTCTGAGGTCTGGTTTTTACGGTCGAGGTGTTTATCAAGAAGGTGGTTATCTTTTTAACCCGACAAATGACAATGTTTGTTCTTTAGGTGATGCAACACACCGATGGACTGCTGTCTGGGCAACCAATGCTCTGATTCAAACTTCTGACGCAAGAGCAAAAACTGAAATTCAAGAAACGCCGCTTGGTTTGTCATTCATCATGTCGCTCAAGCCAAGTCGGTACAAAATGCTCGAGTCTGGAAATTTGACGGATGGTGAAATTGAAGAATACACAGATGCGGAAGGCAACCTCCTGCAACGCATCAAAGAAGGCTCTCGTCAGCCAACTATCGGCAAACGATACCACGAAGGGTTGATTGCTCAAGAGGTCAAAGAATCGCTTGATCTTTGCGGTGTTGATTCAGCTATTTGGATCAATGCGGAAGATGGATCACAAGGCTTGCGGTATGAAGAATTGATTTCTCCGCTGATCAAGGCTTTGCAGGAATTGAAATCAGAATTTGATGCGTATAAGGCCGCGCACTCTTGACAAGCGTCTTCTTAGCGCATAATCTAAAAACTGTACCGGCCCAGTAGACCGGGGAATCCAAGGATTCGTAAATGACTGATGAAGTCCAAGCCTTAGCGGAAGTAGACTCCGCGCAAGCACCCGAGGTGACGGCCACCACGGACAATGCACAAAATGCGCCGGTAGTAGCTGAAAATCAAGACGGTAGCACCCAAGAGGAAAAAAAGTACTCGCAGGCTGAAATCGACGCGATGATCGGCAAGCGCCTCGCAAGAGAACAGCGCAAATGGGAACGTGAGCAGCAGGCAAAGCAGGCACCCGTGCCAGCAATGCCAACGGATATTCCGACAGCCGATCAATTTGACAGCCCGCAAGCATACGGTGATTTCATCCGTGCCGAGGCTGAAAAGCTGGTCCAACATCGGGAAATCCAGAAACAACGCGCTGAAATTGAAGAAACCTTCGCAGAGCGTGAGGAGGAGGCCCGGTCTAAATACGATGACTTCGACCAAGTTGCGTATAACCCAAACCTTCGCGTCACCGATGTGATGGCCGAAACCATCAAAGCGTCTGACCTTGGACCTGATCTAGCCTACTGGCTGGGCAGCAACCCCAAGGAAGCTGACCGCATTTCTCGCTTGTCGCCACTGTTGCAAGCGCGTGAGATTGGAAAAGTTGAGGCAAAATTGAGTGCCGAACCTTTCCAAAAGAAAACCTCGTCTGCGCCTGACCCGATTCGTCCGGTGACCGCACGAGCAGTAAGCCCCGGTGTCACTGACACCACCGATCCTCGGTCTGTCAAGACCATGAGTACATCGGACTGGATTGCTGCCGAGCGTCAACGACAACTCGACAAGGCACGGGCACTCCGCAACCGCTAATTTTAGGAAATCATCATGAGTAACAGTCTCTTAACCATTGACATGATCACCCGCAAGTCTCTCGAAATCCTCGAGAACAACTTGGTGATCACCCGCAACGTGAACCGCCAGTACGACGACAGCTTCGCTGTTGAAGGTGCCAAGATCGGTTCTACACTGCGTATCCGTTTGCCCGATCGCGCTCTGGTTACTGACGGTGCCGCCCTGCAAGTTCAGGACGACAACGAACAGTACACCACTCTGACTGTTTCCAGCCAGAAGCACATCGGCATCAACTTCACATCCGCTGAATTGACCATGCAGTTGGACGATTTTGCAGAGCGTGTTTTGAAACCACGTATCAGCCAGTTGGCCTCCACTGTGGACGCTGACGTTGCCAACGCATACAAGCTGATCGGCAACTCTGTCGGCACTCCCGGCACTGCCCCCGCTACCGCTTTGGTGCTGTTGCAAGCCCAGCAGAAGCTGAATGAGAACGCCGCCACCATGTCACCTCGCTACGCTACCGTGAACCCTGCCGCTAACGCTGCTTTGGTGAACGGTTTGGCTGGTTTCTTCAACCCCACAGATGTCATCTCTCGCCAGTTCAAGAACGGCATGATGGGTGAGCAAGTGTTGGGCTACGAAGAAGTCAACATGAGCCAGTCGATCAAGGTGCACACCTGCGGTACCCGTGCTGCCACTGGCAACACAACCGGCGCTGCTGTGACCTCCGAAGGCGCAACCACTCTGACTCTGACTGTCGGTTCTGGCGAAATCATCAACGCTGGTGACGTGTTCACTATCGCTGATTGCTACGCTGCCAACCCACAGACTCGTGAGTCCACCGGTTCGCTGTTCCAGTTCGTGGCCCTGTCGTCTTCGACCAGCACCACCACTGCCACTGTGACTGTTGCCCCGATGTACTCGGCTGGCACCGCCCTGTGCACTATGGTGACTCTGCCTGCCACCGGTAAGGCTGTCGTGTTCACTGGCGCTGCTTCCACAAGCTACCCACAGAACATGGTGTACCACCGTGACGCCATCGCGTTCGCCACTGCTGACCTGTTGCTGCCACAAGGCGTTGACATGGCAAGCCGTGCCGTTCACAACGGCATCAGCCTGCGCGTTGTTCGTCAGTACGACATCAACAACGACCGCATGCCTTGCCGTGTTGACGTGCTGTACGGCTACAACACGATCCGTCCACAAATGGGTTGCCGCATCTGGGGCTAATCCAAGGCGGGGGCTTCGGCCCCTGTTTTTAAAATCATTCTCTGAAAGGAAATCATCATGGCAATCCCTAACGGCGCAGGCGGTTATCAAGTTGGCGATGGCAACATCGGCGAAGCAACTCTTTTTGTTCAAGCTGCACCCACAGCGTTGACAGCAGGTGCAACTGCCACTGCTGCTCAAATCGCAAGTGGTCTGTTTGTGTTCAACGGCACTGCCGGTAACTTGACTCTGCCTACCGTGGCCGATCTGGAAGCCCAAGTGTCCAGCGCACAAAAGGTCAATGCTGCATTTGACTTCATCGTGATCAACGCTGACGCTACGACCGATGATGTGACTCTGGTTGTCGGCACTGGCTGGACAATCGTAGGCAACGCTGTTGTGGCAGAAGCCACATCGGCTCAGTTCCGCGCCCGTAAAACCGGCGATGGTGCTTGGACTGCATACCGTATTGCTTAATCTTTGAGCAAGTGGTAAAACGGGGCTTCGGCCCCGTTTTCACATGGAGATTCACATGTCAACAAAACCTATTGGTGTAGCTTACGCTGACCAACAACTCGACGGTGCGACAATGGGTGCAGCCGGAGGCACTGCCGGTTTCTACGGTAAGCAACCCGTAGTGAAAGCCGCAGCCCTTACGGCAGGCTTGACTCATTTGACGGCCAAGCTACCCGTTCTTCCCGACTATGTAATTGCCGATCTGACGCAAACCTCGCCGTTTGGCTTTGTTTCTGCCAACGAGGGTCAGACTGTGCTGACAGTAATCGCCAACCTGCAAACCCGTGTCAGTGAACTGGAAGCCCGTTTGCAACACTACGGTCTATTGTGAGACAAACATGAACATTACTCTCGTACACCCCATTCACGGTGCCAAAGTTGCCATCAACGAAGTTGAGATCATCGAAGATGAGAAAAACGGTTGGACACGGTACAATCCTGACACGCCTGTCAAGGCGGCACTGAAAGCAGAAAAGCCTGTGCGCAACAAGCTGACTCGCAAAGTGACCGAACAACCTGTCGAACAGCCCAACGAAGTCCCATCCTTTCTGACTTCGGCAAGCGACGAATCCGAAGGAAACTGAAATGGCTTATACCGCTGGCGACCAGATCAACCGAGCACTCAGGCTGCTTGGTATTCTTGCTGAAGGTGAAACGGCGTCAGCGGCAACAAGTCAAGACGCTCTGGTTGCAATGAACCAGATGATCGACTCGTGGAACACCGAGCGTCTGTCCGTATTCTGCACACAGGATCAAGTTTTCACGTGGCCTTCTGGTGAAATCAAGCGCACTCTTGGTCCAACTGGTGACTTTGTGGGCAACCGCCCCGTCCAACTCGATGACGCTACGTACTACCGCGCCCCCAGCGGCGTGTCCTACGGCATCAAATTCATCAACCAAGACCAGTACAACGGCATCGCTGTCAAGACATCGACATCGACCTTTCCGCAGGTCATCTTTGTCAACAACACGTTTCCCGATGTCGAGATGTACGTGTACCCCCGTCCCACTCAGGACTTGGAGTGGCACTTTGTCTCGGTGCAGGAATTGACGCAGCCTGCGCTGCTCAGTACTGAGTTGTTCTTCCCACCGGGTTACATGCGGGCCTTTGCTTACAACTTGGCAATGGAGATCGCACCCGAGTTTGGTGTGGAGCCAAGCCCACAGGTGCAGCGCATCGCCATGACCAGCAAGCGCAACCTGAAGCGCATCAACAACCCATACGATGTGATGAGTCTGCCCTACGCCGTGGTGGCAAACCGTCAGCGGTTCAACATCTACGCCGGTAACTTCTAATGAAGACGCCCATCCTCGGTTCATCTTATGTGGCCCGCAGTGTCAACGCTGCGGATTCCCGCATGGTCAACCTGTTCCCCGAGATCGTGCCCGAGGCTGGCAAGGAGCCTGCGTTCCTGAACCGCGCCCCCGGCCTAAACCTGATCAACACGATTGGCAATGGCCCGATTCGTGGTTTGTGGGCTTTCTCGTCAAACGATGGCACAGGTTTTGTGGTGTCGGGTAACCAGTTGTTTAAGATCGACAACGCCTACGCGCCCACGCTGATCGGCACCGTGGCAGGCACTGGTCCCGTCAGCATGGCTGACAACGGCACCCAGTTGTTTATTGCAGCCAACGGCCCCAGCTACATTTACAACGCCAACACAAACGCATTTGGCGCAATCAGTGACCCAGATTTCCCCGGCGCGGTGACTGTGGCCTATTTAGACGGCTACTTTGTGTTCAACGAACCGAACAGTCAGAAGATGTGGGTGACTGCCCTTTTGGACGGCACATCCATCGATCCGCTGGAGTTTGCCAGCACCGAAGGATCACCTGACGGTTTGGTGGCTGTGATCGCGAACTTCCGTGAAGTCTGGGCTTTTGGTACCAACTCAATTGAGGTTTGGTCTGACACTGGTGCTCTGGACTTTCCTCTCCAGCGCATCCCCGGCGCATTTAACGAGTTGGGTTGTGCTGCCCCCTACTCCATCGCCAAGATGGATAACGGCTTGTTCTGGCTTGGTCGTGACCGCCGTGGTCAGGGTATGGTTTATCGGGCCAACGGTTACGCCGGTCAGCGCATCTCAACCCACGCTGTTGAGTGGCAGATTCAGCAGTATGATGACCTGACAGACGCCATCGGTTACACATACCAGCAAGACGGCCACAGCTTCTACGTGCTGATTTTCCCTACGGCCAACACCACATGGGTGTACGATGCCGCCACGCAGGTTTGGCACGAGAGAGCCGGATTTGTTGATGGTGCGTTCACCCGCCATCGCAGCAACTGCCAGATGGCGTTCAACAATAAGGTTGTTGTGGGTGACTTTGAAAACGGCAACATTTACTCGTTTGATCTGGACGATTACTCGGACAACGGGCAGATTCAAAAATGGCTGCGTTCGTGGAGAGCGTTGCCCACCGGTCAGAATAATTTGAAGCGCACCGCGCAACACAGCCTCCAGCTTGATTGCGAGTCTGGTACTGGTCTAAACATCGGCCAAGGCAGCGACCCACAGGTCATGTTGCGCTGGTCGGACGATGGTGGACACACTTGGTCCAATGAGCACTGGGTCAGCATTGGTAAGATCGGCCAGTACTATCGCCGCGCAATTTGGCGCAGACTGGGTATGACTTTAAAGTTGCGTGATCGCGTGTACGAGGTGTCAGGCACTGACCCTGTGAAGATTGCCATCATGGGTGCCGAACTGCTGCTAAGTCCAACAAATGCCTAATCCACCCATCATCACGCCCCCACGGGTACCGCTGGTTGATCCCCGCACAGGGATGATCGACAGGGCGTGGTATTTGTTTTTCTTGTCGCTGAACGACGTGGCTGCGGATGTTGTTGACAACCCTGTGGTTGGCCCCAGTGCTGAGTCGCTGATTGCCAGCTATGATTTACTGCTTCAGACACTGGCGCAGGACGTGCACGCACAGCCAAACCCCAGCGATCTGGTGTCGCAAGTGGCCGAATTGGAAAAGCAGATTCAAGCGTTGGAGGTGCAGCCGGTTGTTGACGTTGCGGCCATCAATGCCGCCATCAACTCACTGTCGTCTGCGCCCGTCACCAAGACCGCCGACTTTGCGGTAGCCGCTGGTGAAAAGTGGCTGATCAACAACAAATCGGGGTCGTCATGCACCGTGACGTTGCCCAGCGCCAGCATCAACGCAGGCCGGGAACTCAACTTTCAGAACTACCAAGCGCAGACACTCGTGTCAGCTTCAAGTAATGTGGTGCCACTGGCCGGTGGGTCTGCGGGCACCGCGATTCTGCAAGCGGTTGCCGGTGCAAACACCACCTTGGTTTCTGACGGCACAAGTTGGATAATGACGAAATACGACTCCAACAACTCGTTGGAATTGGAATAAGGAGAAACCCGAATGACAGTCACCGTCAAGAATCTGGTGCCATCGAAAGATGTGGCAAACACCCAGACAACCCAGTACACCGCCAATGGTGTAACAACGATCATCGACAAGTTCACCGCGACCAATTACAGCACCAGTGCAGCCACGATCTCGATCAATTTGGTCACCGTGGCTGGCTCCGCTGGCAACAGCAACCTGATTACCAAAACCAAGACACTTCAAGCGTCCGAAGTCTACACGTTCCCAGAGTTGGTCGGGCAGGTTTTGAACCCCGGCGACTTCATTAGTACAATCGCAGGAACCGCCAGCGCCATCAACATGCGCGTCAGCGGACGCGAGGTGAGTTGATGCAAGTGACTTACGGTCAAGGGTTCGCTGTTGCGCCGCCTCAAATGATGCGGCAAAAGGTAGAATCGCTCCAGCAGGAACTGTCGAAAATGCCACAGTACGAGCCTGAGACAAAGCACTATTTCCACGGTGGCATGTACTGCCGCGAAGTGTTTCGTCACGCTGGCGTGTTGGTGGTTGGGGCGATCCACAAAAAAGAGCACCTGTACCTCATCGTGTCAGGCACCGTGGCGATCACGGACGGCGAGGGTAATGTGCAAGAGGTCACCGGGCCTCATCTGTTTCAGAGCAAACCCGGGACAAAGCGGGCAGTGTATGCAATCACTGACGCGCTTTGCATGACGTTTCACGCCATCGAGGCGACAACGGTCGAGGAAGCCGAGGCTGAGTTGATTGAGGTGGAACCCGATTCGATGTATGCTTTGGGCAACACGGTCAAGAACAAACAAATTGAGGTGTCACCATGACATTTTGGGTAGCTGGCGCTGTTGTAGGCAGTGCTGTAATTGGCGGCATGGCCGCAGGTGATGCGGCATCCACGCAGGCTGCTTCCGCAGACCGTGCTGCTGACCTTCAATACAAGCAGTACGAGCAGACTCGGCAAGATCAAATGCCGTGGATGGAGGCAGGTAAGACTGCACTTAACAAACTGATCCCGCTGACCGACTACAAGAATTTCAGCATGTCTGACTTTCAGGCAGACCCGGGCTACTCGTTCCGCATGTCCGAAGGTCTGAAGGGTCTGGAACGATCTGCTGCTTCTCGTGGTGGTTTGCTGTCCGGCTCAACGCTCAAGGGTGTTCAGCGTTTCGGTCAAGACCTCGCATCGCAAGAATACACGAACGCATTTAACCGATACCAAACCGAACGTGCTGCTCGACTCCAGCCCCTGCAATCGTTAGCCGGTGTGGGTCAGACCACAGCCCAACAACTTGGTCAATCCGGCATGCAGACTGCCCAGAACATAGGCGAAACCCAGATGAGTGGTGCTGCCGCCCGAGCCTCTGGTTACGTGGGTCAGGCCAATGCACTGACCGGTGCCTTGAACACTGGTTTGAACTACTATCAGGGTCAGCAGATGATGAACCGACTGGCTCCGTCCGATGGTGGTGGTTACTCGTGGCAAACTCCCGGTTACGGCACACCAGTGCAAGTGCCGTACACGGCCAACATCGGGTAAGGACAAATCATGCCAATCAATCCCGCAATTGCAATGGGAGTTCGAGGGGTCGAACTTCAAGACCCGCTGGCTCAGTACGGCAAGATTGCCGCGATCCAAGGCGCACAGCAGCAAAACCAACTGGCCCAGTTGCAAATGCAACAGGTTCAGCGTGAGCAAGAATCAACCAATGCGCTGAACCGCGCATATGCTGAAGCGTACAACCCCCAAACCGGTGAAGTGGATGTCAACAAGCTGCGTGGGTCGCTTTCGACTGGTGGCTTTGGCTCCAAATTGCCCGGTATTGAAAAGGGTCTGTTGGAACTTGGTGAAGCGAAGACCAAGCAGCAAAAAGCACAGACTGACTTGCTTGACAGCAAGCTGAAACAGTCGCGCCAGTTTCTTGAAACAATTGACCCCACATCGCCCGGTGCTGCCGAGGCGTACATGCAGTGGCACAAGGCCAACCATGCTGACCCTGTGATCGGCAAAGCACTGGAAGCCCGTGGTATCACGGTGGACCAGTCGATGCAGCGCATTCAGCAGTTGTTGCAGACCCCCGGTGGTCTAAACCGCTTGATCAATGAGTCCAAGCTGGGCACCGAGAAGTTCATGGAATTGAACAAGCCGCAACTGTCTACCACGGACCTTGGCGGCAAAGTCGAGTCGCGCACCTTTGCGCCGCTGACCGGTGAACTAAAAACCATCGGCACTCAGACCAAGACAATGGCCCCCGGCGAAGAAGAACGCATCAAGAACGAAGGCAAGCGCATCGGCCTTGAGGGTCGCCGTGTTGCCGTGCTTGAGGAGAACGCTCGTCGCGATGCTGACCCAGCGTTCCAGCAACGCATGGCTGGCGCAAAAGCCGTTGGTGAGGCAATCGCCAAGGGTGATGTGGCCGCAGTGCAGGCATTGCCGAAGGTCATTGGTCGTGTCGAAGAAAACATGCGCCTGATTGACGAGTTGATCGGCAAGCGTGACTCTAAAACCGGCCAACTGCTCAAGGGTGAAAAGACTCACCCCGGCTTTCAGAGCGCCGTGGGTGCCACATGGCTCCCCGGTGCGCGGTTCATTCCCGGCACCGATACCGCCAGCTTCATGGCTCGGTACGATCAGATCAAAGACGCCTCGTTCCTTGAGGCGTATGAAGCACTTCGGGGTGGCGGTGCAATTACGGAAAAAGAAGGTGCGAAGGGCACAAGCGCCATCAACCGCATGTCCACAGCAACCACCGAAGAGGAATTTATTCGCGCCGCTATGGACCTGCAAGATGTGATGCGCACAGGCGTGAAGAACGCACAAAGTCGTGCTTCTCGTGCGGGTGGTAGCGGTGTACCCGCTGCGCCAGCGGCAGGTGGTGTAATCGACTTTAGGAGCCTGAAATAATGGACGTTCGCTTACCCGATGGCACGATCATCAAAGGCGTACCCGATGGGATGAGCAAGGCCGATCTGACGGCCAAGCTGCAAGCCAACGGGTACGACATCAGCAAACTCACATCACCGGCAGCGCCAGCCGCGCCGGAACTGCCCGAGTCGCTGCGCCCCCGCACGGCTGCGTCCGAGGGTATGCCCGGTGCCCGTCAAGAACTGAGCACCGGCCAGCGCGTCTATCAGGCAGCGCGTCCCTTTGTCGCCCCGCTTCTTGAAGCTGGTGGTGCAATTGGTGGCGGTCTGCTGGGTGGTGGCGCTGGTCTGCTGGGTGGTGGTCCTGTCGGGGCTGCTGCTGGCACCGTAGGTGGTGCTGGTCTGGGCTACGGTATTGCCAAGGAAGGCATCGAACTGGCCGATGTGGCGATGGGTATGAAAGCCCCTCGTCAGGGTGCTGCCCAAGTCGTTGAGCCTGTGCGCAACGTGCTTGAGGGTGCAACCTTTGAAGCTGGTGGTCGTGTGGCTGGCCCGCTGATCGCCCAAGGTGTCGGTAAGCTGGTCGACCTGCGTCAGATTCCCAAGAACAAGGCTGCTGACATTGCCCGCAACGCCCTCGGTCCAGACTTGCCCGAAGTACTCAACGCTCTCAAGGCAGGGCAGGGTAAAGGCATGAGCGCAGCGCAGGCCGCAGCAGACATCAACAGCCCCACATTCCAAGCCCTGATCGACCGCGCCACGGCCCGCGATCCGCGCTTCCTGTCGGCGCTGGAGAAGTCCCAAGGCGATGTGTCGCTCAATGCCCTGTCCAAGCTGGCTGGTGGCAAAACAGCCGCCGATGTCCGGGCCACCACGGAAGGTGCCAAGGAAGCTGCCCGCAGCATCACCAGCCCTATGCGAGAAAGCGCACTCACTCGTGCCAACCTCGGCAAAGAAGTCGCACGTCTGGAAGGCCTGTCTGCCGACCTCGGTGAGCAAGCTGCTGCCAAGGTGCAAGAGGTTCGCCGCCTCATGGAACTGGGTGACATTGCCAACGCCAGTGCCCGTCTGAACCTGATCAAACGCGACTTGCCTGTCGGCCTGACCAAGTACACCTACTCGGGTGAGTTGGCTGAAAAAGCCTTTGGTGATTGGGCCAACAAAGCCGCTGACGCATCCCTCGATCTGGGTCAAGGTGCCCGGTTTGCCGAGCAGGCTGCTGGCGCTCTGCGCTCCGTGGGCATCAAGCCCCTCGAAGGTGAGCCACTGGTGCGCAGCCTCAAGACTGTGGCAAACAACCCCGAGTTCGCTGGCAACGATGTGTTGTTGGGTGCCATGCGCAACGTCAGCGATGACATTGCCAAATGGACCAGCAGCGGTGGTGTCATTGACGCCCGTGCCCTTGATGCCATTCGCAAGAACTCGGTCAATGCTGCGATCCAGCAGCTTCGCCCGGGCATGGACGCCACCAGCCAGCGCAACCTCGCAGCCGGTGTTCTGAGCCGTGTGAAGCCCGTGATTGACGATGCTATCGAGGCAGCAGGTGGCGCAGGCTACCGCGACTACCTCAAGCAACACGCGCAGATGTCCCAGAAGATTGCCGAGAAGCAGTTGACCGGCGAAGCCCTGCGTCTGTTCAAGACCGACAAAAACGCCTTCGTGCGACTGGTGCAGAACGAGTCCCCAGAAGCCGTGGAGAAGATTCTCGGCCCGGGTAAGTACAACATCGCTGTCGAGTTGGCCGAGAACACACTGGCACCGCTGGAGAACGAGGCCGCAAAGGTCATCCGTAACGCCAACATCAAGTCCCAAGTCGAAGGTGGTCAGGTGGCTCTGAAGGAACTGCTGCTCCAGAACATGAGCAAGTTCCGTCTGCCGTCCTACCTGAGCGCCGTGGCCGCAACGACCAACAAGGCGCTGAACATCTTGGAAACCAAGATCGGCACCAAGACAATGGCGACCCTGACCGAAGCCCTGAAGACACCCGAGGGTGCTGCTCAGTTGCTGGAGTCACTGCCCGCTACCGAGCGTAACCGTGTCTTGCAAATCATGGCTGATCCGGCAAAATGGGGTGCTCCGACTCGTGCGGCTGTCACAGGTACAACCGCTACCGGTGTCAACATGCTGGCACCAGAGCGATTCGTTGAAAACGAGTTTGTACGTTAACCGAAAATAGTTAAAATACAGGCACCCTTCATCATGGAAGCAGTAGACATGGCTGAGATTGACCCAGTGAAATATGGAGTTTTGTGGGAGCGCGTTCAAAATTATGAGCGCCGTTTCGACGAGATGAGTGCCAAGATCGACAAGATGGAAAGCCATGTCGAACATCTTGTGGCCCTTGCCAACCAAGGGCGCGGTGGCTTCTGGGCCGGAATGGCATTTGTTTCATTCATCTCCAGCGCCATCGGCTTCGGCCTCAGTTGGATTAAGGGTCACTGAGATGTACAGCCTTGGTGTCCGATCTAAAGCGCGACTCAAGGGTGTTCACCCCGATCTGGTCAAGGTGGTCGAGAAGGCCATTCAACTGACCACCGTGGACTTCACCGTACTCGAGGGTGTCCGCGATCTGATCCGTCAAAAAAAGCTGTTCGAGTCGGGTGCCAGCCAAACAATGAACTCGCGCCACATCCCCGGTGCCGATGGGTTCGCTAAAGCTGTCGATCTGGGCGCGTGGGTTGACGATCAGGTTGACTGGTCATGGCCGCTGTACGCCAAGATCAACGCAGCCATGCAGCAAGCGGCCACAGTTCTCGGTGTCCCCATCATCTGGGGCGGCAACTGGAAATCGTTCAAGGATGGTCCTCATTTTGAACTCGACCGAAAAGCCTACCCATGACGCTGAAAGACAAAATAATGCACCTTTTGATGGGCATCGGCGCTTGTGTTGTGCTGGTCGTTGTGCATCATGTTTCGTTGGGGCTTGGCCTGCTGATCGGATGCACTGCGCTTGGTATCTTTTACGAGGTCCAGCAGTGGTACCGCCAAGAAGGTCAGCCTGAATTACTGGACGCTTTCGCAACAGCATTGCCGGGAATCGTTGCTTACTTCGCACTGGAGGCCATTACATGGACCCGTTGACCATCCTCGCAGCCCTTGGCCCGCTGGCCGTTGACTTAGGGAAATCCCTGATTGGTCGGTTCATCCAGACCGACACCTACAAGCCGGTGAACGTGGACGAGTACGTCAAGATGCGCGAACTCGATCTGAACATGTTCAAGGCGATGAACGATGCTGGGGGTACCAACCCCTCATATCCGTGGGTTGAGGCTGCTGTGCGCTTGATGCGCCCTGCTGTTGGGGTCATTGTGCTGGGCACTTGGGCGTACCTCAAAGTCAACAGCATCGACAGCGAGTCCGTGGACAACTTTGCCGGTGCCGTTGGTTTCTACCTGTTCGGTGACCGCACCCTGTTCTACGCCCGCAAGACCAAGTAAGCCAGCACCGGCCACACTGTCAGGCCAATCAAGGCCATCAACATCCAATACGCCAGCGCCTTGAGGTGCCGGTTCAGATAGGGCACATACTTTCCCTCTGGGTACTTCGCATATCGTTGTTTCACTTTTGCCACTCGCACTGGGCAATCGCGTCCTTGGTTGCAGTTCCCATATTCATCGCAGCAGTTCATGATGTCACCTCTGGTACTTTTGCCAATTTAATCGTGTTTTTGTCGTACTGAATTTTGAATTTCACCAGCGCCAGCGCCTTTTCAATGTCGCGCACGGTGATCACGTCCATCTGGGCATCATGCAGTTCCATGAGCAGGTTCAAGGTCTGAATTTCCGGCCCCGTTGGCGTGAATCGACCGTGTTGTCGGGCACGTTCGATAATCTTCAAAATGGCAAACCGTCCATCAACGCAGACATCTTTGTATTCCGCGCCAAAACCCATCTGGTGCAGCGCCTCGGTGACGTTCGACATGGCGATCAAAATGTCCATGTCAGCTTTGACAGCGCGGCCCTGCATCAGTGACACCATTGACTCGCTGTTCTTGATCTTGAGCTCCAACAGGAAGTTCTCGTGTTGGGTCACGGGTGTCATGGACTCAATGACATACCCGAGTGGGTTCACCAGCACGGGTTTTGGTCTGTACTTGCTGCGTTTTCTCATGCTGCTCTCCACTGCATCCCGAGGTTGAACACGCTATTCATGGTGGTGCGCGACTTCAGCCGTGCGTAGTACCGGCGCTTGACGGCAAGCTGGTCAGCCTTGGGCTTCTTGGCGTCAGGCTTGTCACCCATCGCAAAGACCGCCCGAGGGTAGGTGCGGGCACCATCGTGATCGTCGATGTAGCGCACGACATAGATGCGCTTGAGTCCGGCCTTGGTGCGCTTGTTCATGCGGTTCAGCACGGCATGGGCATCGTACCGGGTGATGCCCAGATACTCGGCCAACTCACTCGCAGTGATCTCACCAAACTCGACAATAGCGGCAGTGGTGTCAATGACCCGCTGCCCACGGTTGAGACTGCTCAAAATGGTGCCTCCGGTAGCTGGCTGCGCTGCTGGCTCTGGTACTCGGACTCCTGCTGTGGAGTCCACGGCACTGGGCCACCGGGAGGAGGGAAGGGCCATGTCATGCTGCCTCCGTGGCGTTGTGCAAATAGGCCGTCAGGCGCTTGATCTGGGCTTCGCGGTACTTGCACATGCTGTCAGCGTATTCACGGGCCGTCTGGGCCTCCAGCAGCCTGCGCTTGCTGTCTTCCAACTCGCGCAGTGCCAGTGTTTCGGCACTCGGGGTGGCGTATGCGTTCTTCACCCAGTTGACAAGTTCGTTGATCATTACAGTTACTCCTTTGGTTGATGTGCAACAAGTGTATCACACTTTCAGTAAAGGCCGTCAAGCACTGGTGGCTGATAATTTGGACCCTTTTTGATCTTGCCGTTGGCGTCACGGATAGGCTGGCCGTTGTGGTCGAACTTGGACCAGTTGCTGGTGTTCACCCGGTCACAGGCGTCGGCAGCTTTCATGCCTGCGCAGTAGGCCGCACCGATGCCGGTGACCACTTGATCGGCGATGCTGTCAAGGAACTCGTTGCGGTCATTGATGGTGGCCTTGAGTTCGTTGATCTTGAGCAGCTTTGCCAGCGTCAACACTTGCAAGCGCACGTCATGCCACAGTTCGTCATCACTGGTGTCGATGGAGCGCATCATCTCCTCGATCTCCTCGAAGTGGCACCCAAGCTGCACGTTAAAGTCGGCAGCGGTGGGTTCAGGGCGGGCACGTTTGTGCCAGAGTTCAATTGCTTCAGTGCTCATGTTCATACTCCTTTGGATTGACGGTATTGTTTGACTGCGTTGCGCAGCCCAGCTTGGGTTGTGGCCTTCTCATCGAGGGCCAGTGCTTGTGCTTGGTCCAGTGTGTCTTGCATCAGGATGCGGTGGCACATGACCGGTGCCCCTTGGCCCTGACGGCGCACACGGGCGTTGAACTGCTCGTATAGGTCCAGCGACCAGTTGAGGCCATACCACACGAGGATGTGGCCGTTCTTCTGCAAACCGTCGATGCCGTGACCCATGCTGGCAGGGTGGCCGATCATGAGTTGGCAGTCGCCCGTCTTCCAGCGGTGCATGGCGTTGGTCAGCGATGCCTCACTCTTGCACTCGGTCAGGTTGATTGGGCGCAGGTCTTTGAACCGGGTCATGATGCGCTCGGCGTCTGACCGGTACGCATAGGCGCACAGGATGGGACTACCCTGAGCCTCGTCGATGATGTCCTCAAGGGCGTCCAGCTTCATGTCATGCACCGGCTCCCACAGCGGCATCCCGGCGATGGGGTACATGGCCCCGTTGGAGAACTGCAAGCACTTGTTTGTGAGAGCCGCTTGGTTGAACGCTTCGACTTCCTTGCCGCTGTCGAGCACCATGAAGAACTCTTTTTCCAGCCTGTCGTACTTGGCCCGCAACTCGTCAGGCATCTCGATCTCGATGTTGTTGACGATCAAATCAGGCAGCGGGTTGTAGTCCTCGGCTGACATCTCTAGTGTGATGTCACCGATCAGCTTTTTAATGGTGTCCTCGGTGTCCTCATAGGGCACTTCTTTGTAGGGTCCGGCCTTCTTGTAGAACCGGGTGCGGAACGCTGTCTTGCTGGTGCCCAGACGCTCACCCTTGTCCACCACGAGGAACTGACCGTGCAGGTCTTTGTAGCCGTTGCTGGCAGGGGTGCCGGTCAGGCCCGTGGTCCACTCAAACTGGTCCGCGATTTTGCGAAACGCTTTGACCCGGTTCGTGGCGCTGTTCTTCATCTTGCTAATCTCGTCCCAAATGATTCCGTTGAACGGCATGGGGCGACCCTTCTTGACAAAGTAGGTCTGGAGAGTCTCGGCCAGCCAGCCAAGCACGTCATAGTTCACCAAGTAAATGTCCGCAGGGCGCAGCAGGGCGCGGGTGCGCTGATCTTTGGTGCCTGTCACCAGACTGAATTTCAACCCGCTTGTGTGATTCCACTTGGCTGCCTCCTGTCGCCACACGAGTCGGATGACTCGGATAGGTGCAACGATGATCACGCCACGCAGAAACCCAGTCTTGACGAGATGGGCCACGCTTGTGAGTGTGATCACGGTCTTCCCCAATCCCATATCTAACCAGAGCATTGAGTTGGCGTGAGTGCACTGAAAGTTGACGGCTTTCTTTTGGTAGTCGTGGAGTAAATCAGGTGTCAGCATGTCGAATCCATCGGTAACCGGCACATTTGCCGTTGCGTCGAATAGCAGACCAGATTGCCGCAGTTGTCACACCAAGCATCTTGGCAGCGTCTGCACCACTGCGAAAAGACATCACCAGTTCACCGGCATCGTCAACCGCAATCACTTTGAGTTCATGCGGTGTTCTGCGCCCGTTGCTTTGGTAACCGTGAGCAATGTTTTCAGAGTACGTTGCCCACTCAAGGTTGTCGAGTCGGTTGTCTTTTGGGTTTCCGTTCTTGTGATTCACAAGCGGCTTGTTGTCGGGGTTCTTCAAAAAAGCAAGCGCCACAAGTCGGTGCACGTACATGCTTTTCGGTTTCCCCTTGCCTCGACACAACCCGACTGTCAGATGCCCGGTCGGAATTGAGCCGGGCTTGAGGATTTGCGCTTTGCGGCGCACTTGTCCTTGTGCGTTGACCTCGTACATGTCAAAGCCTTCAATGTCACACCATTCGCTCATACAGCCCCCATCACCATCACATCAACCATCAACTTACCCTCGGCCACGTTGTCAATGACGAATACGTTGACCATCTGCTGCCGGAGCCTGTCGTGCTCTCGGTACTGTGCTGGCGTGGGCACTTGACCCTCACGTTTGAACTCGCAGAACCATATGCGGCCATCAGGTCCGATGAACAGACGATCAGGCACAGCGGCACGGGCAGGACTGGTGAACTTGTACGCCAGCACGTTCTTGGTCTTGGCGTAATCGCAGACCTTTTTTTCAATGTCTTTTTCAAGCATCGCCACACCTCTCGTCCATTTGTTTCTTGTTGTCAATGTCACGGTCCAGCCAGAGTAAAAACACAAGGCAGCACCCAGCGTGAGCCAAGTGAGACAGTCCGCTTTCAGGGTCTGTTTTTTCACCAAGCCACCACGCCTCCATGTGACGCATCAAAGCATCGTAATAACGCTGGCGTCCGTTCTCAACACGCTGCCAATTGTTCTCGGCGTACTTGACGGCACCGAACTCCAGAACCTCGATGATTTGCAACACTGCGCCTTTGGGCAACAAACTCCATCGGGGTTTGCGACCATCAAACTTCATGCCAATCCCAGACATAGCTTCTCCACTTCTCTGACGTAGTAATCGAAATCGACGGGCGACTTGCCAGCGTCATTGATGTCGTTGCAGACCTGTACACCCCAGCCCGACTCCACGCCAATCTTGCGCCACTCGGTCTTGCCTTTGAGAGGCGGCATGTACTTGAACAGTCGGCCACCACCTTCAGAGATGTAGTAGCGCGTGATGTTCTGAATCTTCTGGGGCGGCTGGTTGTCCCACTCGATGGCGAGGTGGCTGCTACGGGGCACCTTGGTGCGCAACATGAAGTCCATGATGTCGGGCCACTGCTCGACTGTCTCGCGGATCGGTGCGCCCTCAACCAGCACCTTCTCAGCCACCTTGGGCACCACCAGTCCACCGGCATTCTGGTGCCAGCCGACCTTGTACTCGTAGGCACCTTTGCGCTTGGTGCTGCCGTCCTCAAACACGCCAATGTACGAGTTGACATCGCGGATCATCATGGCCTTGTAGACGGCTTCCTCAAGGTTCAACCCGGTGCGCGACTGCCACGCAGCGCGGGCCAGATCGACCAGCATCTTGTTGGCCCGGGGCACACGCACAGTCAGGCCGTCAGTGTTCACTTGGATCAGGCGCAGACCGGGGATGTGCATCAACCCCTCGGCCAGCAGGCACAGCAGCAGTTGGCCGTTGAGCGTGATGCTCATGGTGAAAAGCGGGTCGTAGAAGATCGAGAACTGGTTGTTGCTGTCACCGTAGACGCCGTTCAGCGCCAGCTTCAGCATCGCGCTTTCTGCGGACTTCTTGGGGTACTGCTTGCGCTGCTCGAACAGGTGCTTGTAGATGCTGACAAACTCTTTTCCGAGATGGGCCGGGTGAAACCCATTCGTGATTGCCAAGTTTGGATAGTATGAAGTGACATCCAAGTCCACGATGACGTACTCACCATCAGACTCGATGACTTCAGACTCGACGGAGCCGTGGATTCCTCCAAGGCCAAAGACAAAAGTGAATCCATTGACTGTTGCTGTGAGGTCCGTGAAGACCCCTTTGGTTTCGGTGATGGTCTGAGCCTTGAGCCAGTTCATCACCCGGTTAAATTCAGGATGCTCGAAGTTGATCCACGGCAGGATGGCGTCCTTGAGGTGGATCACTGGGCGCTTAGTCTGCCGGGGTGTGCGACCCTTGGGGCCAAAGTCGTAGCAAGCAACACCGGCTTCTTCCAGCTTCATGGTGAAGTAGTCTTTGCCGATCTTGGTGTCGTTGTGGTTCATGAAGTCCCGGGCGTACTTGCGCGTCAGTTCTTCACGGAAGTGGATCATGTCAAGCGTGTGGTGATAGAACGCCTTGGTCTGCGCCACATCGTGCTTGTTGTAGGACTTGAGCACTTCGATCTGCTCACGGTTGAGCACGGTGCCCACGGGGAACGGCAAGTCTTCAATGCTGTCGCTGCGCATGTTGAACTCCAGCACCTTGAGGCTGGTGGATCGGGCGCGGTTGTCAAAGTGGTGAATCTTGAACAGGTCGATCTGCTGGACAAACTGGTCCGAGGGCTTGACCATGTGCATCCACTTGCTACCGTCATCGTCCTGCGAGTTGATGATCGCCATCGCCTTTTGGTACAGCGTGTTGGCATCACTTTGACCCATGCGAACAAGGGTGTGGATCACAGGGTAATCGAACCCCAAGTTGTTAAAGCCGACCATGCGTGAGTCGGTGTCCTTGAGGAACTGGAGGAACTCAACGATCTGACGACTGTCGTTGCGTAGGTCACTGATCTCGAACATCCAGTGCAGAGGTGCTTCTGCGTGTTCCACTGCCAGTGTGAACACGTTGGGATAGGTTTCGATGTCGAATACATAGTCGTTACTCATTACGGTTACCGGGTTAAGTGGGGCCACTGGCCGGTCCCCCGGGAACCCCCAGAGGCAGTGGCCCCGAGTTTGATTTATTTGATGTGGACGAATGGTGTCACTTGACCGGGCATAGTTGTTGGCAACTTGCCGTCCCACTTTTCAATGGCTTTCAGTTCCACGTATTCTTTGCCACCCTGTGAAGTAATGGCGGCGGCGCGCATACGAATTGCATCAGCATCACCTTGCGCTTCAACGCGCTTACGGTCAGCTTCGGCCTTGGCCAGCTCGACTTCCTTTTGCTTGGCTGCAATTTGGAAGTTGCGGTTAGCGGCTTCTTTGATGGACGCCTCCAGCGCGGGGTCAGTTACCAAGTTGCGCACGTTGGCGCTGCGCACGAAAAACCAGCCCTTGCCAGCACTTTCATCCAAGTCCTTTTGCAAGGCTTCGACGACCTTGGCAGCAATAGCTACGCGCTCAGTGTGCACAGTTTCGGAACTGTAAGTAGACACGGCGTTATAGATTGCTTCGCGGGCTTGGCGGCTGACGTAACTGTTGCCCACGCGCACACCTTCCTCGCCCTTCAACTCAACCATGTCACCGGGCCAGCGGGTCATGATGTCAGCGGCCTTGCTGGGGTCGATCTGGTAGTAGATGTCCACGTCCAAGTCGGTCAATGTGATCTTGTCTTTGGTCTGTGGCTTCATATCGTTCATTTGCAGCAGAAGCTCTTTGGCAGAAACCTCTGTGACCCGCTTGAACAATGTGAAAAACACACCCGGCGGCATGGTTTCTTTTTTGACTTGGCCCATGGTGGACTCGACGCCGATGTTGCCGGTGTCGATCTGAGTGCAGGCAGACAATGCTGCGGCTGCGATGATGGTGATAATTTTTTTCATGTGTCTCTCAAAGAATGTTGATTGATCCGTTGTTTGCAGCGAAGAAAACGCCAGCCCACAAGATGACCCAGATTGCGAAGAAGGCGAATGCATGCTTTGCAACAAAGCTCTTGATGAAGAACTTTGCCCTGAAGAATGTGTAGTGCCAGCCGAAGTAACCAACGACCAGCAGCACCAACAAAAGGATGAAATGCTTCATCTCGAATTACTGACCACCAAGAAACGATGGCAGACCCGGTTGTGCAAACGGTGCGGCAGGCATTGCTGGCGCTGGGGCAGCAAGATGGGCAAACAAACCAGCAGGAGCACCACCGGCCACAGCACCAAACAGACCAGACGCATCGGTAGCACCTTCACCAAAGGCCACGTCATCAGCAGCGAACTGGACAGCGATCAGGTCGCAGCGGATGCCACGGCCATGCTTGTTGTCCTGCGGCCAAGGCTTGATCGCAGCGTTGACACGGCAGCCGCCATACATCTTGCGGGCAAGCTGCTGGTAGGCCATCGTGTTGGCGGGGTCGATGGGCTGACCATCGGCTTGGATCATCTGAGGCGCGGTGTCGCGGCCTGCGGTGATGAACACATGACCTGCGTAGCCATCGTAGGGTTGGAAGGTTTTCTTGTTGACCTTCTCCTCACCACGACCGAAGCAGCGGGTCTTGCGGTCCTGCTGGATCATGCCCATGACAGCTTGAGCGTGTTCCTTCCACTTATCCAGCGCCAAGGCACCGTAGCGGGCCATGAACTGAGCGAAGCCGGGGTGGCTTTCAGGCATGATGAACTCGCAGTTGTACGAGATGCGTTCCTTGCCGGTCTGCTCGTTGATCTGGCGCTGTGGTTCAGCGAGATGCGGGAAGGACAGACGGACGTTCGACAAAAAGATGATTTCAGACATTACATTTACTCCAGTTTAAGAAAGCCACGAGGGCAGGGATTCGGCAGCGGGTGCTGCCTCTACTGCGCTAAACAGCGGCGCAGCATTCATGACGACAGCCGGACGGCCATCGGATTCAGGGACCACGGTCAGTTTGCCCGCCAGCTTGCTGACGTACTCCTGCTCCATGCGTTTGAGTTGGCGCTCGGTCAACGTCACCTTAGTGCCGTCTTTCTTCTCCCACGTCAGCTTCTCAGCTTTGGCGGGTGTGACGAGTTTGGTTTCGTAGATCGCGCCCTTGGGGATGCCCATCTTGACCAGCTTCTCGGCCATCTCGGCTTCGGGCAGTGCCCAAGCGCGGGAGCCGCGACCGTTGACCAGTTTGAGGCCGGGGATCGAGATGCCTGACTCCATGCGGCGCATGGCTTCTTTTTCCACAGCTTCGAGGAGTTGGCGCATCAGGGGTGCGGCTTCCATGATCTGACGAATCTGGGCATCGTCCATCTGGGCCGGGTCTTTATCGGCAGACTGCTGCGCGACATCTAGTGTTTCGGTTACGACTGGCTGGAACATGATTCCCACCTCCTTCATTACGTTACCTGCCAGCGCGGCGCAAGAGCCTTTCGCACGACAAAATTTACATTGACTTTCACCCGGTACAAGCGGTGCATCTGGTTTGTCAGTGGCAGCGGCTTGCACAATGATTGTACCTGCGTTGTCCAACAAAGAGCGCACCGTGACAGCGTGTGAAGTGATCGGCTTCATGCCCTTCAGCGCCAGCTTGGGCTGAATGATGGTCATGATCACCCGGTCAAACGGGAAGTTGCCGTTGACAGGCAGCTTGTAGCCAGCCAGCACACCGTAGGCGTACTGCTCAAGCTGCATGTTGCCCTCGGCACTCACCACACCCATGCCGTCCTTGTAGTCAATCAACTCAAGAAAGTCAGGGCCGATAATCTGGCAGTCCACGGTGCCCGACAGGTCTTTGCGACCCAGCAGGAACTCGGGGTCCACACGTTGCTCGGAGATCACCGGAAACAGGCCGTTCATTGAACGATCACGGATGTACTTAATGGCTGACTTGACCCGGGCAGCGCGGTCAGCGTCCACCTTGAACGTGCCCTCGTGATCTGTGAAGGTTTCCCCCACCTGATCCATTGGGTCCGATAAGCCGTTCTTGATGCAGTGCTCGAGCAGTGTGTGCGAGTGTGTGCCATCGGCAGCAGCGGGGCCGCTTCCGGTGTCAGGGTACTTGGCCTCCTCTCGAATGCTGCCGGGGCACAAGGCCCAGCGGCTGCGCTTCGATGGGGACAGCTTGGCGTGATCGCTCACTTCAGTGCCTCAACGCCAGTGTGCAGTGCAGCGTAGTGCTCGGGCTTCACATCGTTGATGTTCTGGTAACCCAGACCAGTCAAGACGCCTTGGATCAGGGCACCCTTTTGTGGGCCGAGAGCCTTGTAGGCACCCATCACGTAGTCGATCAAGCCCTTGGGGTCAGAGAACGGTGCGCCAGTGGCAGCAGGTGCGGCCACAGGGGCTGCGAAGGTGGGAGGCGCTGGCATGGCCGGAGCAGCGGCCACGGGTGCAGGTGCTGCAACAGGGGCAGGGGCAGCAGCAACTGGGGCAGCTTGTACCACAGGGGCTGGTGCTGGTGCAACAGGTGCGGGTGCTGCTACATTGCCAGCTTGCAGTTGTGCGGTCAGGGCAGTGACAGCGGCAGTCAGGGCTTCAATTTTGAGTTCGAGTGACATAAAGTTTCTCCAGAGGGTTACGGTTTACAGGGGGTTGAATTGTGAGGCGGTCTTCAACAAACGCCTCGACGATTTCACGATGCACTTCGCTGGGTGTCCCTAGCTTTCGTGCTTTCTCATGAAACTTGGTGCGCGTCTTGACTGTCACTCTGACAGTCATGAACGCTGATTTGGATTTGGGTGATGTCATAAATAATTTCCTTGACCGATGACGCAAGTGTACACCACTGTGGTACGATTGTGCAACTGGTTTGAAATTATTTTTGGAAAAGAAAAAGCCCCGGTGGTTAGACCGAGGCTTTGAAGGAGAAGCTCAATGAACAAAGTGTCGGCAACTGCAATCACCAACGAGATTATTCTATGACAGCACCGCAGACTGTGCAATCACATCCAGCGTCAGTTGACGCCTACATCAGACACGGGTGGTCACTCGTGCCCATCCCAGCCAACACCAAGGGGCCGCGCACCCCGGGCTGGAACCTCAAACAGAACGCCCTCAAGGCTCAAGGCGACCTGCCACCGGGTTACGGCATTGGCTTGGCCCATGCGTACAGCGGCACGATGGCCCTTGACATCGACAACTGGACCG